GTTTCCCAGTCACGATCAAAGTGTGCAAGTATAACTTCTATGTAACGTGATCCGCCTCTTGCGTTTCTTTCTAGCCATTCTTGTAATCTAAACGCCCTTCTTAAGTCGTTTATGCTTGAAGCTGTTGCGTCTGTCAAGTCTACTTCTGTGTGTCCTGTTATATCTACTTGTCCTAGTTGGTTTGCTGATCCATCTGCTCCTATTATACCTTGTGTTGTACCTGATTCTACTCTTGAGTTATTCCATACTCCTGTTGTTGTATTAGCATCTCTAAATTTAGATGTAATTGCATTTCCACTTTGATTTAAAAGTGGTGCTGTTGTTCCTAAAGGTATTGTTGCTTCGGGTCCTTTCTGTGTCCATGGTAATGCTGATGTGAAATAATCGTGTTGCCATGCTCTGTTTTGAAGTTCGTACCAATATGCTGGTTTTGTGTTACTTCCTGATACTGCTTTGTCTGTTAGTTTGTCTACTAAGTTTTGATCTCTATAGTATTCGTTAAAGATTTTCCAGTATGCCATAAATGGTAAGCAACTGATTTTTGTTGATGCTCCTAAGCCTCCTGATGGGCCTTTAGGTAATCCTAAGTAATCGGGTAGTGTTCCGTTATTTGCTGCTAAGTTTGTAAAGTAGGGTGCTACTGGTGGTGTATAACCTGGGTCTGCTGCATCTTCTCCTCCTGATATGTATTCTTCCCATGAATCCCATATGATTCTGTTTGGTACAAAGAAGAAATGACAGTACATACTTGATTCGTGCATTACTGGGGCAATTAGTGGTGCGAATCTTAATAGTTGATGTGTTTTTATGTTAAAGCTGTCTCCTGGTACGCATTCCATTACGCATGTTGGTGTTATTTTACCGATTTCCATTGAGAACTTTCTTGAATGTGATAAATCGAATGTGTTGTGTTGTGGTCTAGGCATTGCTACCTTGCTAAATATACTCATGTTATTATTTATTTATTTGTTAGAATCTTGGTATGTTATAATATCTTAATTTGTTTAATACATTGTCTTGTATGAATTTCATATTTTGCCATGGTTTTGATACATCTATGCCAAATATTCTTGCCATTAATGTAATCCATTGTTTGTCTTGGGGTCTTATTCCTTGTTTTGCTAATGTTGCATCTAATTGCATAATGTGTTTTCTTGCTTCTGATATAGAAGCTTCTTGTACTGCTTTTTCTGTTTCTGCTGCCATATTAGCTATATAGTGTTTTGATTTTCCAGTTTTTTCTAAATCTTTTAAAAATGTTTCTATTTTTGATTTTTTTGCTCCTTCTTCAGCCATTGTTACTTCTGATGCTAAGAGATCATTTAATCTATTTCTTTGTGAATCGCTAAGATTTGCTCCAGCTATGTTTTTCATAGCTGCTGTATTTAAGTTATTTGTTTGAGCTTGTTTTACTTTTGTATCCATAAAGGGTACCATTGGATTGTCTAATTGATATTGAGGTGCTTGTCCTTGTAATTGTTTACCGCTTGATATATCGCCAGCGTTTCCTGTTGCTGATCCGGGTGATGATCCGTATATAAGGTTGGGATTTAATCCTGCGTTTTTTAATCTTTCCATTTGTGCTATGGGGTTGTTGTATTTATTTACTTTGTCCCACATTGCCTGATCGTATTTTCTACGGTCTAGTTCTTGTGCTTGTTCGTATACTCTTCTGCCTTTTTCTCTTTTTTTGTTTTGTCGGTTAGTTATTAGGTTTGATGCTAATCCGAATATTCCTGAAATTGGTGCTGGGGCCCAGTCTTTAAATGGCATATTGTTTTATTTAATTCCCCTCCGCCTGTGCGGGGGAGGGGAGTTTTGTTTATTTTTCTACTTTTTCTATTTTTTTAATTGATTCTAGTCTTTTAATTTCGACTGATGCTGTTTTTATAGTCTCTTTTACTCCTTTGATTAAATCATCGAATGATATTAATCTTAATTGTAATAGTCTAAGTTGTTGTTCACATGATACACATGTGCTTAATACGAGATTTTTTTCTAAATCTGCGTTTTTTAATTCTGCTTCTGTTTTTAATGTGTTATTATTGTCCATAAGTGTTGATTTTAATTTGTTATATAATTTATATTATGAAATATAATGTTTTTTTTTGTAATTGACTGTTTTTAAGTCTTTTTTTTTGCACTTTCACTGCGTTTTCGTTTTTATTTTGAGACTTTTTTTGTTTTTTGGTGTCAATTAGCACTAATATATCAAGTAGGTATTAGTGCTTTTATGCCTTCGCTTTGTCTTCGGCTTCCGTGACTTCGTCCACGGGTTTTGCCTTTAAGGAAGTTTCCTTTTGAACCTGTTTTTGTTGTTCTTTGATTTGGTTTTCCAAATCTATTTGTTTTTGTACAAGTTCTTTTTTATGTTCTAACATATCTGTTAAGTCATCGAATCTTGGTATTTCTGTATCGAAGTATTCTCCTTTTAATTCGGGTGCTCCTAGGGAGACTCCTCTTGAGTGTCTGTCTAGTAGTTCTGAAATTGTAAGGTTTTGATCGGGTACAGTTACCGATTTACCTGGTTTTCCTTTCCAAGGTGTTCCTTTATACTTTTTTGTGAATTGTTTACGTAGTTTCATAATTTTGATCGTTTTAAGTTTAATTGCATTTCGCGTTTATCGACCATATCGGTCCATATGTCTTTCTTAGTTTTTCCGTCCATTTCTAGAAAGTCCGGGGTTTTCATAGTTTGGATTGCCATCCATTCTTTATATAAGTTTTTTAATTCGTGTTTATCGAATAATCCATAATCTCCGTCTTTACGGGTTCTTTTTACTTTATAATATCGGGGCATTGATAATATGTGTCCATCTTCGTGGACTATACATGATATTTGTCTGTCTTGATAATATTTTGTCATTTGTGGTGTGAGATAACATTCTCCTAGTCCTTTAGACATAAGTTGAAAATCGGGAATTCTATCGTCGTAGATTCCGTGTTCTCTGTCTATTTGGTGTTTAAAGCCGCCTTTAGTAATATAGCCGACAACATAATTGATAGTAGCGAGATTTGAATTGGTAACCATAACGTGTCCGTGATTCCAGGTATCTCTAATTTGTGTAGCGTTATTAATAATGTTTTGAGGTATGTTAAATACAATTGCATGATAATGGGGTCTTTGGGTTTTTGTTCCGTATTCGCCGCATGCGAAATATTTTAGTCTGTTTTTACCTTTTTGTGCTGGTGCTAGTTTTCTAAGACGTTTAAAGAAATTCTGATAATCTTTTTTAACAAGCGTAGGTAAGCCATTTGCTGATAGGGGGGTTTTTTCATATGTAAGGGTTAAGAAACATGATGTTTTTGCTTTTTTTTGTTCTTCGTTAATTCTAAATGACCAGTGCGAGCTTCGCCTCTTTAGGCAGGGGATACATTTTCCACAAGGGACTGGGGTCATTAAATTTTCGTTATTGACGTCCAGGTTAGTATTCTTAACTAAAAAGGGGCTCTGACACTGCATTTAACCTAAACTATAATCGTATTCCGCCTCTAGAAACTCTAAAGGAGTTGTACTTTTTTGATTTCCTTTTTTGACCAGCTAATCTTTTCTTAAAACCAATGGTCTTGGTTCTAAGCTTTTTTGATGATCTAAATCCTCTTCTTTTTTTATACATTGTTATTTATTTAAATTGTTGGAGTTCCAAAGTATGGCATTGGTCTTCTTGCTTTTACATTGTTATGTAGGTATACATAGAGATTTTCTTCTCCTTCTCCTACTGCAAAGACTCTGTCTACTTCTGACTCTTGACATTCTACAAAGGTTGCGTTTAAGTTAGGTCTTGCTGCGAATATTCTTCCCATGTGCCAAAAGTCGAGACTGTCTCTAAACTCTCCGTGCACTGTGCTAGGAATATATTTATATTCTGCGTATCGTGGTGTGTATCCAAAAACTTCGTCGTCTAATGAATCTGTTGGGTCTGCGTATAGCTCTTTATTTAATATAGGTTGTTCTCCTATGTTAGCGAACGATGGCCAATAGTATTCGAATTTATCGAATTTTGTAAAGTGTTTTGGTATTCCTTGCTGATAAGCTGATTTAGGCATTACTGTACATAAGCCTATGATATATCCGTGTTCTTCGCATTTATATGATACATAATTAGAGGAGCCAACTGAGACGCCATGTCCAGCCATGTTGGCTTGTGGTGTAGGCTCTGATGAGGCTACGCCTGACTCTGATGTCTGTAATACTTCACTTATGGTGATAGGAGTTGCTGACCCCCCTAAAAATTCTGGTCTCTGTAATCTAGCGTCTGATGATTGTACGCCAAAGTGTGCAAGTATAACTTCTATGTAACGTGATCCGCCTCTTGCGTTTCTTTCTAGCCATTCTTGTAATCTAAACGCCCTTCTTAAGTCGTTTATGCTTGAAGCTGTTGCGTCTGTCAAGTCTACAGCTGTGGATCGTGACTGGGAAAC